AAAGATACGGGAAAGTATGTTGCTCTATTTGGCAAGTGTGTGACCATTATGTAAATCCTAACAGTAAATATAACAGGAAGCAAAAAACTTATGTTAGACGACCAAGCAACAAAGCTTGTCCTAATTATGAGTATGGTGATGATAATTTTGAAAACAGAAAAAGATGCTTAAAGAAAAAGAATACCCGATAAACAGCTATGGCCCAGTACGCACCAACAAAGACCGGACGTGCGTCTGCTGTGGCGATACGGTTCCCGCTGGTAGCAGCAGGATGATGCCGAGGAACGCCAAGTCCAGTTATTGTCTATGCATATCTTGCTTCAAAAAATGGAAATCCGTTGGCGGAGATCTTAAACTGATGGACAATCTCAGCAATGTGAAGAAAGAGCATATCATATATATGTCTAAGATCATGAAAGGTAATTGTGACATTGTTAAAGGTCATAAGCTTTATATAGCCCTAAAGAAGGCGATAAACGAGAAGAAGGTAGCCGTTATCAGATTCGATACCGACCAACCGATATGTATATCGACAAGAATCATGAATCCTTCATTCGGGGTGATCATGGACGAGTACGGTAAGGATATATTCCAAGGTAACCTTAAGCTAATTAATGTCCCTAAAGGTGTCAAGGATCTAATAGTTAACTATATAGAAAAATATCGTAAATTATGAACTTCAAGACATTTGTATTCATGATCCTTACATTCAGGAGAGTAGATCCTATACCTAAGAACATAGGTCTTATGTTGAGTATAACATCATGGATATCTATAGTATGGATAATATCCAACTTTGCTATATTGATAATGAGATTAATAAAATAGACAAGATGAAACAAGGAGACGTGATATACAAGAATGGCATGGAGCTGCTTGTAGTATTAAGTTACGACCATAATGAGCCATGTAAGGGTTGCTTCTTCTACGAGGATAAGGCGTGCGGATCAGAAAGACTGATAAAATGCTGGGATTGTAAAAAGGAATATATATTCACGGCTATACGTAAATATAATACGACTGAACTGTGCGGAATAGTAAAAAGATATGAGGAGACGTATAAGATAATACTTAAAACAATCAAGAAGATTGAGAAAGAATGTCAAAAATATGTTATCTGGGATACTGTGCATGTGATGTTGAAAGATGATGGAGAGCTTATTATAAAAGCCTTATCCAAGGATAAGTCCGTGCCTTTAAATGATTTCATTATATATGTCAACAATAATGGGAGTATAGATGAAGAGGACTATGATCTATTATTAACTAAATAATTGATAGTACAAATGGACAAATCAAACAAAATAGAGAATCTAGCAAACAAGTATGTTGAAAGGCATATAAGAGATAGACATCTAAGCGATGATACGATAAAAGAAATAAAAATAGCTTATATTATGATTATAAAAGATTTTATAGCTATTGTCGATAAATCTACATCAATGAATGAAGATGATATAATATACGTCGTTAACAACATATCATCAATATTATATGAACCTGTAGAAATCTCTAATACCGATAAAAAAATATTGGAGATAGGGATAGCGCTAGGCCTAAAGGGCGCCATATCATGTATATTTGGTTCATTATTAAAAGATGACTGCAATATAAAAGATGAGATAATTGATATATCTAAACATATAAAAGAAAAATTAATATCAAATAAGATGGAATGAATCACGCTAGTCTTTTCTCAGGTATAGGAGGCTTTGATTTAGCCGCTAGAGAGGTAGGATGGAACAATGTCTTTCAATGCGAGATAGATCCATTCTGTCAAAGTGTATTAAAATATTATTTTCCAAAAACAGTATTATATGAAGATATTAAAAGAACTGATTTCACTTCATGGAAAGGGAAAATCGACGTGCTCACCGGAGGTTTCCCTTGTCAACCATTTAGCGTCGCTGGACAACGAAAGGGAGCGGATGATAACCGTTATCTCTGGCCGGAAATGCTTAGAGTCATACGAGAGACAAGACCGCTCTGGGTTATTGGCGAGAATGTTGCTGGAATCACCAATATGGTTCAACCCGGTAGTGAAACTGACGTGGAAACGAAAAGTGATCAAGATGAAGAAAATTACAAGGAAACGATACTTGAGCAAGAATATATCATCAATACCATCTGCGACGATCTTGAACGTGAAGGATATTCCGTCCAACCGATCATTGTTCCAGCTTGCGGTGTCGGAGCGCCACATAAACGGTATAGGATATGGTTCATTGCTTCCGACTGTTCAGACGCAAGGGTTGAAGGTTTGCGACAAGGACGGGAAGACAAGATTCATGGATTTGAGTTCACTTCCCAAACAAGGGATAAAATACGGAGACTTATTACCGACACTAGTGGCCTCAGATCACACAGGTTCTTGTACGATAAGGAAGATGACAAAAAGCAACGGAGCACCGAGAACAGACTCTTTAAGAAATATGCCTGCCGTGATTGGGATGGACGGGGATCGACTCAATGGAAGAGTTTTCCAACTCAGTCCCCTATTTGTAGAGGAAATGATGGGCTACCCTTTAATGTGGACAACCTTACCATTCCTTACGGGAAATGGAGAAAAGAATCAATAAAGGCTTATGGTAATGCCATAGTGCCGTTGATAGCGGTGAAAATATTCGAGATGATAAATAAAATAGAAGGATATGAACAACAAACAACTTTATAAAATAACATTGACAAGGGAACAACTGATGCTGATATCCCGGTGCGTGGAGGACATAAGCAGATACGCAGCCGGAGACATGGATCTTCAGCATACCACGGAAACTTTGATAAATGATATGGATAGAACGGAAACGCTGGGGATAAGAAGCTTTATAGTCAATAACTCACGAGCGATAAGAAGAAGGTTGTTCCCGGATCTCGAAGACTATGAACATATAGGGTATGATGGAGGTAGTAAAGATATGATCAATAGAAAGAGACTTATCGGTAACACCTACCAGATATATAGGTCGATATTACATCAGTTGGCCATTGACGAGAACTGGAATAACGTGTATAGTGATATCACGTTACCTTCAGGTGATATGGGGGCAATTAAAGTGGAGAGGATTGACGATGATAAGGATAACGACATTTAACGATACTAAAATATGAGCTTATTTGTATGCGCTAAATGCGGTTGTGTTGATAATACCGCCACGTCTAGCTACTGGATGTTGACAAACGAGTATATGGTGGATAAATTTGACTATGCCAAGGGACTACAGCCGTACAAGGGCATGGGGTTGTGCAGCGAATGCGGGAGGCTGGCTACCAGCCCAGACGGGCGTGATGTCGTGGTACCCGGTAAATGGCACGGGAAGTTCCCGAAGGAGAAAGCTACCGAAGAGCAGTTAAAGAAAATAGGATATAAAAATTTGATAAGATGAATAAGACGAATAAGGTAAGAAAGGGAGAAGTTAGAATATACGGAGGAAAGACATACGTGGCTATTCCGGAGATAAAAGAAGATCATTGTGCAGGATGTTGTTTTTATAACGAGGGATGTTGTTCAATACGTGACTTTGATCATATCGATTTCCCTGATTGCCATAATAGCGGTATGATCTGGATGCAAAAAGAAATTAATATGAGCGATATCAAAGAAAAGGCTATCAAATTAGCCATAGATGCCATGAAGCCCATACCGATATGCTCATCACCATGCTACAATATAAGTGATAACAGATCGCCGGAGGAAAAGCATGAGGAGGAAATGAGGTTCTGTAAGGATCTCAACGACCTTAGATGTGAGATGCTTATTGATATGGCTAAGAAAATAGAGGAGTATTTATCATAAGAGGTGATATGAAAAAAATAATAGGAATAGATTTCGATGGGACATGCGTAGTAGACTCATTCCCTTATGTAGGAGACAATATCGGAGCCGCTAAAGTATTGAGAGAATTGGCTGATAAGAATCTTCTGATATTATATACGGTAAGAGATGGTAAATATCTACAGGATGCCGTAGACTGGTTTAGATACAATCATATTGATCTATATTCGGTAAACTACAATCCTGAGCCAGTATCATCATCACCAAAAGTGTATTGTGATTATTATATAGATGATAGGAATATCGGCACTCCACTTACGGATAAAGGATATGTTGATTGGAATAAGATGTTGGTATTATTAAGACAAAAGAACTTATTATAATTGTTATGAAAATAGAAGAGCTGAAGATGAGGAAGAAAAGATCGTATACGATACTATCTTGATGATCGGGGACGCTTCCGGAAAAGAAGGGCAGTTCTCCGACTCCGATAAGAAGACGGCGGAGAACTTCGGGTGTGAGTATATGGATGTGGATGATTTTGTGTATAAATATAATAACCGATAACGAAAATAAGAAGGATAGGATGATAATCGCCTATCCTTCTCTTACTTTAATCAAATATCTTGCCGCCAAAAGAGATAAAAGACTCTCTTGATTTAGGTATATTCCTGATATTATATAACGTTTTCTCAAATCCCTTCCTAGTCATATAGACCGTATTCCTGATCCCAGTATCCGTATTGTATCTGTAATGCGCATAACCCTTCTTCATAACATTCTCTGTTAATATCCATTCTCTTTTATTCTTGTAAAAGAAACCTTGCTCTTGTAAAAACTCTCTTAAAGATCTTTCCGCTATATCACATCCATGAGACTCCAACTCTCTCCGAACGTCACGGATCAACATATCATCACCTTTGTCATTGGCCATAATAGCTGTTTCGGCGAATCCTACCTTAGGAGCCTGCTCTTTGATAATGTTATCGGATATTCTCTTAGCCTCCTCTACCTCTTTCTTGGCCTCAGCTAACGCCTGTTTCTCTTTCTCGGATGCCAACAACGCTTCCAATGCTTCTATATAATTATGTGGAAGATTCTTCTCCACGGATTCTTCCATATTATTGAAAGCATTTACCGCACCATGAAACACACTTCTATATACATCAAATACTCTTCTTTCTTTTCTTGCTATTAAATATTCCATACAAGACACAGAAATCATATACACAATCGTAGGTCTCCCACCAACTGGGTTTTTGCCATTTTGGGTAAAAACTTTATAATCAATATCTTTAATAAACCCATTATCACCAGTAAGCACTCTAACAGCCTTGCCCTTATCAGAATATATCAAAGGCCAAACATCATCTAAATTAACTGGAAAATCTTCTCCGGATTTAACTAACTCAAGAACCTTCTCGAAATACAATCTAATAGACAAATTGTCATTTAAAACAATATTACACATAATATAAAAAATAGGCTCAAAAGGAAATGTCGGATCTCACCTCGACAAATCCTAATGAGCCAAAAATATCTTACACATTGAATGACCTTGAAGTGAGATCCCGTCATTCATTGTTTCATGATGCAAATATAGCCAATCAAATTGTCTTAAACAATTGACTGGCTATTTTTTTTTCGTCATACTATATCGGTTATCTTCCCCTGTCAAAGTACCAATTAGCGTCCTCCCCAGACTCGTCCTTATCCCTACCTCCTAAGAAGAATCCCATCGTCATGCCGTTGGTCATCAACCAGTAGTCGGATGTCTGCTTAATATCCCTAGCCGTCTTGATATTATACCATTGCTTACCAAACGAGAACTTCATGAGCTGCCTCCATAGCTTGCTCTCGCCCTTATACACGCCGGTCTGGACGGTAGCGAACGGATCCCAGTTTCGAGGATCGGTGAGATCACCTAGCTTCCGGGCCGTGACCAGCGGGTCTTGTAACATATCTATAGCGTTAAGCTCCATGAACGGGGATGTCTGGGAAGCGATCTCATTGATCGTCCTGAATCCTATATAGGTAATGAACTGCCCGAACCAACTATCTTCATTATCCTCCCTGTATCCCATCAACGCCCGTCCTATGGCTATCATGGTAGCGAATACCGCCATATTAATAATAGATCTCTTAATATTAGTCTGTTCATAAGGATTAAGCTTATTATACTCCTCCTTCATCACATCATATATCTCTCCCATCCTTCCTTCGGACATAGTATTGTAAACATCCCCGGCCAGTCTCCATAATGTCCTCATATATCCTTCCTCGAACTGGTTGGTCTGGAAATTGAAACCGGCTTTCTTATACGCCCGCTGTACGGCCAATATAAACCATCCACGATGAGGCAGAACCATGTTAAGGATAGCGTTCCGGCTAGCCCCCACCCGGTTCTGCTCGTTCAAGGCGCCGTCACAGATCTGCACCATGCTCCTGACCCTACTGGACAAGGTGGGTATATATCGGTCTATAATATCCTTGTTAGCCTCGTTCTTAGCCACGATCTTTCCGTCCTTGACGTCTACCATATTCCACATAGAATAATCCCTTAAACGCTCCCAATCACGTTTAGCCTCGTTAGCGGACATATTCCTGTCCTTCATCATCATCTCCTTGAAATTGGAGTATGACCAAAACTGACCCTCGTATAGGCGGGTATCATCCATGACCGAGATAATAACCTGCGGATCCAACGGGGAGTTAAGAACCTCCATCATCTTAAACGGCAGGTCCCGGAATAAGGTTCTCCAGGTCTTGTTATACGCCGCCGATCGTACACGGTTGCGGACATTGAATACGCCTAGAGCCTCTCCGACGACATATAGCTTGTTGGTACGGTTTATATCCCCGATCTCCGACACGTACGTACTTAACTGCTTCTGGGCTTCCCCATAGGCGTATTTCATGGAGTCCTTGCTTATATACTGCCCTACCATACCCTCCAAAAGGAAGTTGGCCTGCCCGGTAAGGGCGCCGGTAGCCGCGACGAACGGGGAGAAGCCCAAGTTGGATTTGGATACGAACTTAGTAAACATAAGAGCTAGCTTATTAAGGTCCACCTTATAGCTTCCTACGTTCCATTCTATACGTTTGTTATTTATCCTGACATCATAGATACTGGCGTTAACCCAATCTTGAAACATCCTATAGGCATGCGTTGCCTCCGGATTCTTACCGCCGTCGTATTGTGTCTCCAGCATCATGTTCCTGTATCCCATGACATCATCCAAAGCCGCTCTCTTATGCTTGTAAGCGGCTGCTTGTAAGGATAACATGGAATAGGAGTACGCGAAATCATGAGATACGTCATCGGCATTCTCTAGCTTACTCAGATAGTACTTGGGGATCATGCGATATTTGTTATCGTTCTCATCAAGCTCTCCTAGGTCTTGCCCTTGACCGTGTATAGGGTCATCCACCCTCTCGCCAACAATATCACGCACGGCGTTGCCGATGGCCGCCTTCGGGTCAACCCCGGCCTGCACCATCCTCTCCACGCCGCCCTTGGATATTTGTGGTATCTGGTAGATGTTCCTGAACCGCTCGTCATAATCCTCCATAGCCTTACGGCTTATGTTAAGCAGCTCCTTCCTCATCTCCCACTTATCCTTATTGATCGTAGCTTCCTCCCCTTCGTTGGTAATACCGTATTTCTTGAAGAAAGCCTCGTTCTTGTACTTATCGAACCTAGGCGTATGATACCCATAACCCAGATCGGGATTATAATTAGGATTACGGAAAGAACTCTCGGCGTCGGCCTCATCAAGCCACTGGTTGTTGATCGTCAGGTCGATCATATTAATATCGAACCCGAAACGGGATACGCTCTCTTCCTTAGATATACCATTTTCTATGGCATCAAAGAACTCGGATACCTTATACGTACCGTTATTTATCTTCCTAACGAAATCAGAATATCCCTTGGGAGAGTATTTCCTCATATAAGGATACAACCGGGTTCTGGCGTACTCGACAAGGATCTCATCAGTCTTACCCATCGCTATGTCGTTAGCTAGCTTATTATTGAAGTCAAGACCGTATTTCCTTCTCAAAAACGATACCTCCACGGTCGTCCATGACGGGTTCTTCCTAGATAGCTTAGCGGCCATCCTATCCACCTGACTCCGGGAGCGGGCAGACATATGTTCCTTGGCGAATTTAATCTCATCCATACCCTTGTCGTATGCCATGGCATCCCTTAAAGCGTTACGGTAAGAATCCGTGACTCCACTCTCCACCGTATCAGGCATATCCATCTCAATAGCCTCAGCGGAAGCGGCGGCGTTAATAACGCTCTTAGCCTCAGCCAGACGATCATATAGCTCGTTTATTTTCCTTAACGAGGCGGATCCACGTAACCTATCGAAATCATATTCCCCGTATCTCGTGCTATCCCGGTACTGGATAAGCAAAGGTCTTAACTGATCGTTGATCTCATTTATTGTTGCCATCGCCTCCTCTACCTTCTCTATCCTTGATGATGATACAGATTGCTCCGTGATCTTATCAACCAGATTCTCGTAATAATCACCCTCCTCGGATTCCCACATATCCTTGGAGAAACCAAGATGACCGCCAGCTAGCAGGAACTCAAACGCCGCCTTACCGCCCTCAGACCGCTCTATCCCACGCAGTATCTCCTTAAACTCGGCGGAAGCCTTGCGACCCTCGTTGGTATCCCCGAACTCCTCGGCCCATGCCTCGTCCCATGCCTTGATCTCCTCGGACATCATCAACGCCTCGGACCCCTCTTCCTTTGGTGTACCGTCGGAATACCACTCGCTCTTGGCTATAGCCCTATCACGAAGGATATCCAGATAAGATCTCCATGCTATAGGATCGGATTGGAATGCCGACCAATCCACTTTCCCGTCTTTCACGAATTTATCCATAGCCACATATCTACTCCTGCGGATACGAGACATGAAATCGGATGTAGCTTGTGATACCCTGCGACCCAGCCTTTCCTCTACCTTCTTGTTCACATTCTCGATCTTATCGTAATAAGCCTGCACCATAGGTTTCTCACGATTCTCATCCAACCACCTATTTATCGCATCGAGATATCGTTGCTGGTCCTTGAATGTCATGGCCGAGATATCAAAATTCTGGATACTTGGCTTGAATATATGATATACTTCCTTTGTAATAGGCTTATCCCCATCATACCCTACGATATTATCACGAGTCTTGACCTTAAGCCCCTTATCAGATAAAAGTGTGTCGATAAGTTGCTTCTCGGTCTTACCCGTAACCTTTTTAAGATCATATATATCAATAATAGCTTTCGCCTGCTCTGTCCGATACAGTAAATCGTATTTGGCGAAATCACGGGACGAATCAAGGTAATCAGAGTTCTTACCGTTTATCTTCTGTATAAGATCCTCATTATCCTTTATCCCCCATCCACGCTCTTTCATCATCTTGGTCATCTTATTGATATTAGCCACGCCCTCAACATGAGCGTCGTTATAAGCCTTGGCAAGACGTTGCCCTAACATGCCTAAGATAGCGTTCCCGCTATGTTCTAACGTCCCGAAAAACCGGGACATGACATTGATATCCTTATGGATGTTATTTATCAACTTCTTTATCCCATTCCAATATCTTTCCGGGATATTAAACATCCGGAGCTGTCCATCCAGCCAATCCTCGTTACGATCGCTACGAAGGGCGTTTATATCAGACATAGATGTCTCAGCCATCCGCAATATATCATCCATATCCTCTACCATGCCAACCTTGTTGTTGCCATAATAATCCGCCGCCTGATTATTGACGAATCCACGAAGATTCCTGATTAACGGTACTATCTCCCCATATACGTTATCGATAACCTGTATCGTCTCATAATCCAATCCCTTGTCGCTCTTACGCAAGCTACTGGCAACCGTAACCAAATACTCCACCTCAGCCTTGGCGGTCGCTATGACACTCTTGGTGGATAACAGGTTGTTATTCTTATTTAGCTCACCCCCGACTTGTCTCACCTTCTCTCCTATATCACGAAGAAGGGAGATACTCTCACCGACCCTCTGGCTTTGGCTTGATCTCATCCTCTGCAATCTGGTATATAGTCTTTCCAATGACCTACCGTTCTTGATCAACTTATTAGCCACATCAACATCCGATAATGAGTACATAAGATGGTCGCTATCCTTTAACAGAAGCACGTCAAATGCGCTTGGATCATCAGCTAACGCCGACTCCTTTATCCTATCAAGAACCTTATTCAAGTCTGATCTTTGGGTAGAGAAGAAATTCCTTATAGCCCGGATTATCCTGCCAAACAAGGAGAGCTGGTCGTCCTCGGACGAGGTCAGATCCTCTACCGCCTGTTCCATCCCCGGCACGAACCGCTGGGCCAACGTCTTGCCTAGGATCTCCCGCTTCACCATCCGATCCAGTTCCTCCCCTTGGTATTCCTTCCCATACACCTCATAGTAACGACCGGCGAATTGATTCCATAATGGCGTGCCGACAACAGAGTCCAGAACCTCGTCAATCTCCTGTTGGTTACGGTAAGTATCGATCAAGAAATGAGCCACCTCCTCATTAAGATCCTCTACCGTAGCTCCCTCGGCCAAAGCGATAACCCCATTGGCCATATCGGACAATGCCCTAGCCGAAGGCTCGACACCATTACGCATCTTATACTTATCCATATACTCAGACATACCCATCACACGGATACCTAACGTGGATAAGATGTTGGTGATATCAGTCCTGTTCTGAAGATCCTCCGCCTTCTCGTTCTCAATAACCCCACGGACATTACTTCCGTACAAGGCGTTATCCTCCATCATCAACGACAAGGCTAGTTCCATGAACCCATCATACTTATTATTAAGCTCCTCGAATTTACCTTGCCTTAACATGCTCTTGATCTCCGATCTGCTTACCGTAACCTTCTCCCCTGATGTCGTGATAAGATCAAGATCGTTATTTACCTCCGTATCAAAACCGATGGAGCCTAATACGTTCATCTCAGAAGACATACTACCAAACCTATTCCTTAGCCTAGACAAGGCATCCATAGCGTTATAAATCTTAAGACCATCGGAGTTGCCGGCCCCTGTAAGATAATACCTATCTCCTAGCCTTATACGCTCCCCGCTCAACAGACCTTTCTTGATAAGGTAATTGACAAACCCTCCACGGGTACTTATATTAGAATCTGAGCTGATGCCAAGGACCGGGATGAACGAATCACTGTTGTTAAGGGTTATGGAGGACGAGCCAAAGGAGATGTCAGCCGTACCGGACGGGACGTCGCTCTCCTCGACACTGCCGGCCAAGAACCCGGCCTCGATCCGCCCGCCGGACGAGCCTTTTATGGCGTTGGCGTAAGATTCGTGTATCTTGCCGTCATCCGATCTAAAGAACAGGCGAGGCTCACCGGAATCATATACCAATCTTGAAGATGGGGGCGTATAATCTTCAATATCATTTAACGGCAAGACATTACCAGAAAATATGATCTCCCCGTCTATATTTCCGCCCTTCACCCTGATATTAGGTCGTTGACCGGTAAAAGCGCTTTCCACGGCCTTCCATAGCATACGGGCTGTTTCTTTAATATCTATATTCTCCCTGATAGCCCTTATATCATCCCATGACGCCTCTTTCAGTATCGTATCGCCAATATTATCCTCGTTTATGGAATCCAGATCCACCTCCTGTACCGTAGATGTATCTACCACAGCCATATCATTGACATCACCTACCTCTCCGGAGGTAAGATAAGCCACGACATTGTCGCTATTCCCGAGACTTCTGGCCAACGCCGGGGCATCCATATCGCTTATGGCGGACAAGACCTTGGCTGACATAAGTTGCCCCCACTCGCTAGCGTTAAGTCTGGCGCTTATGGATCTGGCGGCCTCCTTATTCCTTGGTACGGACTTCGTCCAGTCACCGAACTTAGACCTAAACTTATCGTTATAAATAGCCATATAAGCTTCAGCGGCCTTATTAAGGTCACTTACGGCGGCTATACCCGCTATCTTATCGAACAAGGTGGATACCTCGCCGGAAGGGGTCAAGACACGGGTTATCTTACCCTCCTTATTCCTTTTAATTACGCAACTCGACATAACTTCATGTTTTTGACAAAGATAAACAAAAAGCCCCCACAAATAAGCGGAGGCTGATATTCTTGTGTTCCTTATATAATTTATGGCTTAATCCGTATTCTTACTATTGATGAACTCGCTAACACAATCACCAGCGAAGCCGGCTATATACGCTGCGTGTTCATCCTCTCCAACCTTAAAACCAAGAGACATGTTGCAAAATTGGCATACGCTCATTGCTATATGGAATGACTCGTGACATATATTTCTCATTATTAAATCATCGTCGCTCGAAAAATTCCAAAGTATGGCAAATTTATCATCATCGTCCCTATCCCTTACCAAATTTGCGAAAGACGCCTCCTTGTCCATATCATCCTCATCTCCCCATTTCCCCTCGTGTTCAGGCTCCATATTTTCGAAACGATCACACAATGTCTTATAATCTAATCCAACCGTGATAATCAACTTCAACGGATATATCACGAAATCAAACTCCATCTCTCTCACGTTACTAAAATTATTAATTTTATTTATCAAATTCACATTCGTATCACAAAATGTTTACTCTAACAGGGTTAAACGCTAACCCACTATCGATTATCCCACTTATGTAAGAATCACCGAATACTTTCCTGCCAATCCCAATAGCTCCGTTGATATCAGCATTTAGCAGCTTTCCAATAGAGCTTTGAAACAAGCCTCGTTTCTTTCTTTTGCCGAGATAAACATCATGCTTTCCCAATTTTTCAAAAGCCAGATGATCCACTTTGGAGGTATAGGATTCCTCGTGGACTTGAAAGTCTATTCCAACCAACTTACACTTATAGGATATCTTTTCAACAAGTTTTGAGAATGGAATCTCAACGAACTTCTGGTTTATCCTCTTCCCTAGATTTACTCCATTCTTCCATCCTTTATTCAAACCCACGACAAGATTCCCAATATTGTTTTCAATACAGATATTTACAATAAATCTGCTAACCTTGTGGATTTTATCTTCAATCCAAAAATTCCTATAATTATTTAGCCGTCTAAGTCTCTTTGAAGTACCCTTATCGCCAATATACGACATCAACCTAGCTCTCTTCTTATTATACCACTGATTGAAGGATTTAATAATCTTGCCGTTTACAATGAAAGGCTTGATACCTACATCGCTTATACATGAACATAAGTTATTCAATCCCAAATCAATCGAAAGAACATTATCCTTATTCAGGTTTAGATCCTGTTCCTTCTTCTCATAAATAACCTCAACCACATAGCATGTAGCTTGAGGGATTACCCTAACCTGACATAATTTGTTATCTCCTATATTTGTTTTGATTGGTGGAATTATGTTTTTGATAAAATGGATACAACCATCGTTTTTCAATCTGCAAGCAGAAGTCGTAAAGACTACCATATTCTGCTTCTTGCCTCGTTTGTACTTCGGCAATTTTGGTCTTGATAAAAATTTAGAAGGATTCTTCTCATATTCCTTCTTTGATTTCATCCAAGACTTTGTTACCGAAAACACTTGAGCTACGACTTGTTGGGACACTACTGATGGTAGATTCCTAAAATCAACCTGATTCTCCTTACATAATTTAGTAGAAAACTCATATTCATTTATGTAATCTCCGGGAAATATACCTTGTCTGACATTGAAAAGAACATAATTATACAACAACCCGGATTTGAGGCATACATCCTCAAATCGGTTGTCTTTTATGATATGTCTCTCAACTAATCTCATTCTTAATATCTTATGCCATAAATATAAACATTCTTTATGAAATAAATAATTTATTCAACTATAA